CGTGTATTCAGATGTTATTCCAGGTAAACAATATGAAGCACCATATTGACACCCCCAAATATCTCTTCTAAGTAAAATGTGCTTGAACGTAGCAGGTGCAAACGTTTCATGTTTAAAATATAAGCATGCAACAAAATAGGGAGAATCATTGAGCACAAAACTGTGAAAGCCCATTGCCGCTCTCATATTTGATGCCATAATGGTCAAATCATCTTCTGAAAGCACTTCAGTTATTGCAAGCCAAATAGGCTCAAAACGATTTTGATCTTCAACCGTTACCAAACTTTGGATATCTACGTACTGGACTTCGAATTGGTTTTCAGCTGCCAAATCTAAAGTCCGCATAGCTATATCGAAAACATGCTCTGATCGCACAGATGTCGTTTCGGAAGAATCATCAGCTACTAATATACCATTTGCTATCCCACTAGGATCATTACGATCTATTGTAGAGTGGTATATTCCGTGAGCATTGTTCCAGTCACTAACAAATTGAGATCCGACTTGTGGGTCAACATTAAGCTGACTAGGTACGAAAGAAGCTCTCTGCGTTACTTGTACCAATTCATCTTCAATTTGTGAATTTCGATTTATTTTGTTGACAACTGTACGTTTTAACTTTTTAAGAGGATCATCAAGTTCATAAACGACAGAATCACACGCATCAATAACAGTATTGGTAGTTTTTGTTAAAAAGTTGCCAAAAGAAACATCTTTAGGGATTGCTTCCATGTACAACTTCTTATAGTTGTCATCAAACAGTGACCTGTTATATGCTGCTTGTCCTAAGACATTACGCTCAAACATTTTGAGTTGTGCATCATATACATCAGATAAGTAAGTTTTAAGTTCATCCCAAGACAAGACCCGGTTGTTCAAGCCAGCACCTGTTACTTTGTATTTCCAAAGATAAGGAGCTGGTACTTTAATTTCCGAAAATTTCAATCTATCAATCTTCCCATCACTTGAGATTGCAGGAGAAGGTATAGGTTGAATATTTATCATAAGTCGCCTATACAAAGCGTCTGGATAATTTAAACTTTTCACATGAGCTATAAATCTCTCTTTTTCATGTGGTACGTTAGACGTAGCAACAACCCAGGGAGAATCAAAATAACTGTTTTTCTTTTCTTCAATACTTGCCATGTGCAAATGATAAGGAGCTACATTTATAGTTCGAATTATTTCAAACCATTGGTCGTCTCCGATTTGGTCTCTCTTTTGACCCAAATCATCATATTTAACTACTCTATGATGTGATCTATAACCATCCCAATATTCGTTTTCAGGATTTCGATTGAAAACATAGTGAGCGTTGTTGTCTTCATAATGTTGAAATTCTTCAACTGTTGTTGTAAGTCTAACACATTCGGAGACTATAAAATTCGAAATTGTGGTCTTTCCTGTACCTGGCTTTCCGTCAATGTATATAAGAATAGTTTCAAAGCGATACCCAGCTTTGTGCTTAGGGTTAATACATAACGCTTGATATACTGTTTCTAGCTGACTTGCTTTCTTTTGCATTTCAGCTATAGCGCCAGAGGTTGTATCACTTCTAGGAGTATGTCGAATGAGTTCAGATAGTTCTTTCCTCAAATGCTCAATATCTCCTACTAAACCACGTGAATAAGGTAGTGTGCCTGCATAAGATTGTTTTATATAATTATCAACTCGAGTTATTATATTGTCAGCCTCAACAATACCAGTTTTCTTTCGAATCCAGTTTAATTGTCCAAATGCTTTATAAGCTATCCAATTTACAAATCCTACTATGATGTCTACATAGCTTTTGACTAGTTTCTGAAAATTAGGTCTCATGGCTGACATATCCTTCAACTGACTAAACAATGAGGCTTTAGTATCCTTCGACCAATAATTGCACACTCCCATCCCACTTAACGTAAGATCTACAAGTGATTCAATCATTGAAATATCAAAATCTACTTCACCAGCTTGAGCTACCACTTCTGAAGCACACTTGTTGGCGTCTTCAGTTAATGGTTCTATGGTAAAATCTGTTCCTTGTTCCCTATCCTCTTCTACTGATTTACCAGAAGAAAGTAGACCGATTATATCAGTCATGATATTAGTAACTAACAACATAACTTCTATAACAGAGTCTCTTTCAGAAACATAGCAATCATATAAAAGATACACACAACCACATAAGATTAACATACGTTCAAATGTAGTTAGTTTGTTTTTCCGATAAAGTCTGTAACAAGCTAATAATGCTAAAACAACGAACCTAGCATTTACTGTGTTACTACCAAACAAATTCTCAAAGAATGAGTTTAATATTTGTCTAGTTTTAGCTGGTAGATTACGCATGGTCGTAACTGTATCTTGTACAGTGTCATGCGCATCAGTAATTTTTTGATTCAGCTGCACTACAGGTGACAGCAAATCAGTCAAAAAATGACGCGTTTCAGGATCAATTTTAATATTCTGATCCATAGAGAACATTTGTGGTTCTACGTTAACTGAAAACGGTCTGACCTTTACATTGCCGTTATCAGTTTTCATAGACTGTACGTTCTCTGCATAATCCGCG